CACCTAGATCTTTGTCTGTAACCCAGGCGGCTACATCAATAAGAAGACCTTTATTTTTCCAGATATCTTTGCATGAAGTATGTGCTGGAACAATTTGAGGTTTTTTACACATCGCATGTTCAAAGGGCACAAGACCCCAACCTTCACCATTTGCTGTATTTATACCTATATCTACTGCGTTGTAAATAAGGTTGAGCTGTTCATCGGGCGGAGCCGCAATGTAATTTATACCGGGTGTCACGACTAATTTTGCAGTTGGATCTGCTCCTCTGCGTCGCATTTCGGTTTCGAATAATTCTGTGACCGCCCAACCAAGGTCCTTTTCACCCATATTTAGGTATAAAAGAACGTCTTCTTTATCCTTGGCGAACTCAGCAAAAGCTTTTATTGTTTGATCAATTAATTTTCTTGGTTGGTTTCTATTGCCGTTAAAGACAATAAATTTATCTAGAGGAAGACCAAGTCGTTTTCTAGCTATTTCTGTATCTATTACATGAAACTTACCTTGGTCTAAACCATGTGGTATGACACCCAGTTTTTTTGGCTTGACACCATGGGACATTAAACGTTGAGCTTGCTCAGGTGTAAATGTAATAGCAAAATCCCAATGCTCGATATATCTCAACATCGGCATTGGATACCACTCAGAGTCAGTAGGAAAATAAGCAATAAATTTAAATTTAAATTGATCTTTGAGAAGATGAACCCGTTCCCATACCTGGTTAACTATCCAGAGATCGTTTAAACAAATAATGTAATCAGGACGCTCTATTTCAACAATTTGTTGAATTCTACCTATACCGAATCGATCCTGTGGATTATGTGCGCTTGCTGGATAAATTTTGAAAGGATAATCATGAGGATCTCCTTGGTAGTTAATACCAAAAGAAATTATTTCATGCTCTTTGCTGAGGTGGTCTAAAACGCTATGAGTTACACGGGCAAAACCAGTATTAGAACAAGCATCTCCGTACCAAAGAATCTTCGACATACGGGTTTAGAATTTCGATATCAGTATACAAACACTAATCAATAATGCCCAGCAGAGAAACATTTGCATATCGACGTGCACTAAAACTTAGAGCACAGAAGGCTGTTGAAGACACTGACTCTACGATAGATAGTGTATTTGCTAGAGCGCATGATGACTTTCTAACTTTTTGTACAATTATGGATAAAGCTCCGGCTCACCATATGCTGGAGTGGCATAAGCACCTAATTACTGGTAACAGCAATAGATATCTTCTTGATATTGCGGGTCCTAATTTAGACATTTTGGCCCCTCGTGGTAGCGCAAAATCCACGGTGCTAAACATGTTTACTGCCTGGATTATCGGGAGGCACACAAGTAAAGGAATGCCTTTACAGATTATTTACTGTTCTTACAACATCGCAACGGCAATACCAAAAAGTCGAATTATTAAACAAATTATTGACTCAACTTCTTTTAAAAAAATTTTTCCGAAGGTAAGGCTTAAGTCAGGTATGCAGAGTGATATTGGTTGGTCCGTAGACTTTGATTACGCTGGCATCGACCGTGTTGGCGATGAAGAATTTACGTTACGTGCTGCAGGTTTGCGAGGAAGTATTACGTCTAAACGTGCTCATTTGGTAATCGTTGACGACCCTATTAAGTCAAGCGCAGATATCAAAAACCCTGCAATTAGAGATGAAATGAATAATAACTGGTCTTCGGTTATCGCTCCGATTGTGTTTGAAGGAGGTCGTTCTATTTGCTTAGGAACTCGATTTCATCCGCTTGACATCCACAAAACAATGTTTTCGCCAACAAAAGGTTGGAAACAAGTTTCTCAAGAAGCGCTTACATATGACGCTGACGGTGAAGCAGTTAGTTACTGGCCCGAGCAATGGTCAGTCCAATACTTACAGCAACAAAAAGAACTCGACCCAGTCGCTTTTGCGTTTCAATACCAGCAGCAACCGGTAATGACATCGGATCTAATACTTTCGCCAGACTTAATTGTTAAAGGAGAGGTTGAAACTGAATTTGACTCGCTAGCAGTAGGTATTGACTTATCAGCCAGTAAAAACGAAACGTCTGACTATACCGCTTTTGTTTTAGGAGGTCGTCTTAAGGATAAGTTCTACATCATTGACGCACACCAAGTGCGTTCTATAGGAAACCTCGAAAAAATTGATCTTTTATGCGATATGCTGGTCGAGTGGGGAATCTTGGAGCTACAAGGCGACCAATATTTTCCCACTTACTCAACTGTCACACTTGTTGTCGAGGCTGTTGCGTACCAAGCTTCCCTTGCTGCTGACTTAAAACGAGTGCTGTTAAACGAGAGAGGCTTAGGAAACTTACATATTCACGAGGTCAAGGGTTTCCGTGGCGATAAAGTTGCTCGTTTTCGAGGAACCTTAGGTCTTTTAGAAAACAAAAAAGTGATTTTTAATAAGTATCGTAAGTTCGATGCCTTGACTGACCAGTTAATTAATGTCGGAGCAACGTCTCATGATGACCTCTTAGATGCTTACACTTGGCTCATGACGTTTCTTCAACGTCGCGGAAATTTCTCTGTTGAGTACTAATGGAATCTATTTACATTGCAGTCACGGCCCATAACCCATTAAACCGTGTAGATACGATTTTAAAAGTTTTAAGGGGGTACGAATCTCTGAATCTTGAAAAAGAAATTGATATTTTTATTGATTACGAGCATCGCTTAGACCTAGATGATTTTTCTTTAATCGTCGCTTCGCACACTGACTTTAAACGAGTTGGTTTTGTTGTTGCTGGGCGGGAATACACGGGTTATAACCTTTGTTGGGCGCATAAACCCACTTTTATTAGAAGAGTAAGAGATAAAGCACATAATTTTTACATGTACTCAGAAAATGATATGTTGTTTACTAGTAAGCACTTTGCTTACTGGCATCGCTACAAAGACGAACTTAAAGCAGAAAATTTAGAACCTGGGTTCTGCCGTGTGGAGCGCATTGGCGATAAGTTAATTCCTTTTGATAATTATCGGAAGTGGAAACTGGGTGGCGTTACAGAAAATGTATGGGGCGACCTACCGTTTAAATCACAGTTTATTCCAAAACCTTTTTCACCAGATATTTTTGGTTTTACAACCTTGGGCAATCCTTACGCAGGAATGATGATTCTTGATCAAGATGATGCAGACAAGTATATCGAAAGCTGGAGCTGCAATCCGACCCACAGTCACATTAAAACGGGCAAACGAAACTGGCCTATTGCTGATCGTGCCTCAATGGGCCTTGCGTTTGAAGATTTGAAACCTTGGCAAGAGCATCGTCGTGTTGTACCCGTAACTCGCGATGGTAATTCTGTGGTGATACCTAACTACGCTCTTATAGAACATTCAGATAAAAAATATTCTTCAGCATTAGTGAAAAATCAAAGTATTATTGACACAAAGACCATGTTCGTATACTGACATGATTTTATCTGTCAACAACTCTGACAGGGTTGAACATCCCTCACACTACAACCAGGGAGATATAGAGTGCATTGATGCGATGTTGGCTGCAGGAGGCACAGATGCAGTCAAAAATTTTTGTCATCTTTCATGTTTTAAATATCTCTGGCGGTTTCAGCACAAAAATGGTTTTGAGGATTTAAAAAAAGCAGAGTGGTATTTGAAAAAACTTATTGAGCTAAGTAAGTTAGACTGACAAAAAGATTTAGAGAATGGACATCCGCGCTTTTGGCTCTGTATACGGGCAGCAAGCTGGTCTGCCTTATGCGAGTGGATTCCACTGGGCTCCTGCAGACGGTGAAAAAACATTTACTACATGTCGGGCTTTATATACAGAAGCTAAATCGACACCTGGAACCGACAATGTGTATATCGGTTTTAATGATGGAGCTACTGATTTAATTCAAATTGAAAATTTACAAGGTAATGAACTGCTTCCCTTTGGCGCGGTTACACTTAGTGGAGGCTCTGTCCAAGGCGTAATTGTTCTTTATTAATGGATAGTTTTACTGGTTACGCTGACTTTTTTTCTGATCGTTACAATCGATCTTTAGATGCTGCTGGTCAACAAAGGCAGCGTGAAGACGAGGCTTCTCGTCGTTTTCGGGGTCAAGTCCAGGCTGACTTAGATCAAGCTGACGAAGGGCCAGTTCCTCCCACAATGCCTGACGACGGAAATCGTCCAGAGTTCGATACTGGGGTGGATGAAATGGCAGATGAAAACGTTGAAAAAACAAAAAATTATCTTTTAGAACAAGCCAAAAAACGTATCTACGGAGTAGCAGGTATGGAAGAGTAGGTTAGCATATTGCTACTGATAAAGTGGTGACGTGTTAATTGATTGCTTTCCATATTTCAACGAGAAAGAGCTTTTAGAACTACGCATTGAAACGCTTTACGATCATGTAGATGGTTTCTTAATTACAGATGCGAATCGTACGCACCGGGGCGAGCCTAAAGACTTTAGCTGCGTTAATACTCTCAGAGAGCTTGGTATCCCAGAAGAAAAAGTCCAAGTTCTCCATGTTGAACTGCCTTCGATCGAGGAGGCACCAGATCCTTGGATTAGAGAGCGGGGGCAACGAGACGCTATAAGTGTTGGTCTTTTTCAATTACCAGAAGATACTTTTTTTATTTGCTCCGACTGCGATGAGATTGCAAACCCAGCCAAACTGAATGAAATTAAAAAAACTGTTTTAGAGCAGCCAGATAAAGTAGTGCGCTTAAGTATGTCCATGCACTACGGCAGGGCTGACAAACAGCTCGAGTCACCCACAGGGGAGAAGTTTGATTGGCGATGCGGAACCGCTAGCACAGTAAAACAACTAAAAAATTTTGGAACATTATCTTCCTTACGTTCAAGCACAAATAATTTTTACGTAGGTAATCGAGACGCAGGTTGGCACCTAAGTTGGATGGGCAATGCAGATAAACGCCGCCGTAAACTTAAATCTATTGCTGAGTACTATATCTGGGACAAACCTGAGGTACAGAAGCTTTGTGATGAATTTGAAGCTGTGGAAGGAAAGACAGATATGCTCGGACGTCAAGATCATTTAATTACTTCGTATCCAGTAGATAAACTTCCTGAGGCTGCCCTTAGAATAGAAAGAGTTAAAAATTATCTTCTTCCCGATGGCTGACAATAAAATGCCTCCGGAGCTTCTGGCTAAGTTCAAAGCTGATCGCGAGGAAAAAAAGGCTCCCAGCACCTCCGATCGTGACTGGGAAAC